AGAAATGGTGTAGAAATTCATTCGAATAAATCTGGAGATGTCATTTTCTACGGATCTATTACAGATGTCAACGTTGAAAATGGTGGTTCTGGATATGATGTAATTACACCACCAAATATCAACATCTATGATACTGTTGGATCTGGTGCGACTGCTTATGCAGTTGTTGAAAATGGATCTTTTGAAAGAATTGATATTACATATGGTGGATATGATATCAAAGGAGTTCCATCCATTAGAATTACTGGTGGTAATGGATCTGGCGCAACCGCACAGGCTAGATTGAGAAGAGTAAACAATACAAAATTCTTTAATGCCGATATTGACGTTAACACAACTGATGATCAAATTGTATTCACTTCAAACCATTTATTCTTTAATGGTGAAACTGTAGTTTACAACAAAGCTGACAATTATGCATCTGTTGGCGGTCTCGTAACTGGATCAGTTTATTATGTGCATGTGGTAAGTAATACCATTGTTCAATTAATGAACACATATGATGATGCAGTCGCTGGAATTAATCCAATTGATTTATTTTCAAAATCAGCTGGATCAAATAGTCTTGTATCTGTAAATGAGAGAAACGTTCTCGATAATGTTGTAATTGACAATCCTGGATCTGGATATTCAAATAGAAAAGTATTAATTGATTCTTCGATATACCCTTCAGCCACATTTGGTGAAGAGATTAGAAGTGGTATTAATACCTCCGATGACTACATCTTCTTTAGAAATCATGGATTTAAATCTGGTGATTTAATTGAATACTCAACAACTGACACCGCAATTAGTGGACTTTCTACAAGTTTAACTTATTATGTTATCAATATTGATAAAGATACTTTTAGAGTTGCAAATGCTGGAGTTGGCACAACTGCAACACAACTGAATTATCTTAAGAACCAATTTGTTGATCTTCAATCAATTGGAGTTGGAACTCATACATTTAAGTACCCAGATATTCATGTAAGTATTGATGTAAATTCTGGTGTTGCCGATACATCATTATCAACCCCAACACTCAGAGCTGTTTGTACTGGTTCTATTTCCGATATTCAACTTACAAGTGTTGGATCTGGATATGGTGTAACAGACACCTTTAATGTACACAGAAGACCAAACGTAACCATTTCAAATGGAAGTGATGCATTAATTAATGTAATTGTTTTAAATGGTGAAATTGTAGGAACAAAAATCAGTGATGGTGGTGAAGGATATGTAACTCCACCAACATTGACTGTGAATGGGGATGGTAAGTATGCAAAACTTGTCGCAACTCTCACAGATGGTGTTATCACTGGTGTTACCATTGTTGATGGTGGTAAAGGTTATTTGCAGAGAAATACAACTGTTACCGTGTCTCCAGTTGGAAGTGGAGCCAAATTAACTGCAAACGTTTATAAGTGGAATGTTGACTTTGTACAAAGATATAAGAAAACTGTAAGTGAAAATGATGACGGCGTAATTCTACCTAGCCAAAATAGTGAGTATGGAAATAGATTTGTCAATTCATACCTTTCCAGCAAATTAAGATTTATTCTTAATGATAACGTAGAGAGTAATTTTTCTGAGAAGTCTTCCGTATCTCACTCACCTATTGTTGGATGGGCTTATGATGGAAGTCCTATCTATGGACCATATGGATATGCAACACAAACTGGTGGTACTGTCCGCAGATTAAGTCCTGGATACACATTGCAGTCTAAGTCAAATAGACCACCTACTTCAGTATATCCAGATGGTTTCTTTACAAATGACTGGGAATTTACTAACACTGGTGATCTTGATGAATACAATGGTAGATATTGTAAGACGCCAGAATTTCCAAATGGTGTTTATGCATATTTCTGCACCATCACTGCATCTAATGGATCAGAGTTGCCTTTTACACAAAGAAGAGAACCTCTTTTCCCATACGTTGTTAATGGGTTCAAATATAAAAAGAATACATTCAACGAACAACCAAATTCAATTCAAACGCATCCAATTCTTAACAGTGGTGATCTAGTAAGAAACACATATCCATACAAATTTGGATTTGCAAATTCTGAGTATGATTATCTCGTAACCAATAATGTAGATGACACGGAACTTACAGTAAGAGCCGTTAAAAAAGTTGGTATTTCTACGGTAACTGTCATTCAAGGTGGTGAGGGATACAAAGTAGGTGATAGAGTTCTGTTTAATAATACCAACTCTGGTGGAAACTCTGCCGCTGCAAAAGTTAAAACACTATCGGGTGTTGGTATTGGAACCATTGCAGTTGGTGTGACAACGGTTTCTAATATTTCATTCTTAATTGACAATCAGGTAGTAACTGGTATTGCTACCACATCCCATGGCCTCAGTGATGGTGATATCGTAACTGTAACTGGTATTGGAACTGGTGAACTTAAGTTCATCGAAGGTGTCAGAACTATCGCAGTTTCTTCTGTAACTTCCAGACTTGATGTTGGCATTGGTACAAGTGGAGCAACAGGTATCACAACCACCTTACAACTTCAAACTTCTGTAAATGGTGGATCAATCAACGTCAATGATACTCTGTATATTGGATCTACGCCAGAAAAACTAACGGTTCTTTCTGTTAATAAATTAACCAATGAATACAGAGTTCGTCGTCAGGCTGGACTTGTAACATCTCATGATGCTGGACAACTCCTTACTGTTGATCAAAGTAGATTTACTTTCGTTACTGGCATTAACACAAACCTTTCCATTGATCCAAATAGAACGGTTGTTTTCAATCCACAAAGTTCTATTGGTATTGGAACTACTGTAGTTGTCCTTTCTGTTGCTGGTGTTGGAACAACCACCGCAATCAGAGTTAAGGCCAATGATGGAACTATTCTTTCCAATCATTCTTTGCCACCTATTGGATCAACCGCAGATAATACAATTACTCTTGTTGATCATGGATTTACAAACGGGGAGAAACTGACGTACAGTAGGGGATTTGTTGGAGTTGCTCTTACCGTTTCAAATAATTTAAATTTGAGTGATCCATTCAATCTTGTTGAGGGACAAACTGTATATGCGGTAAGAAAAGGAAAAGATCTCCTTGGTATTACCACAACACAAACTGGTATTGGTACAACCGCGACTTCCTTATATTTCACTCCAGTTCAAGAGAATACTGGTTTTGAACATTCGTTTACGACTAAGAACAAGTCATATATTGGTTATGTTAAGAGGTTCGACGTAACTGTAGATACTGGTAGTGATCACAATTTGAAGACAGGTGATAATGTAACAGTTTCTATTAGACCCAATTCTACTCTTTCGAAGTCGATTGAGTATGATACGACTTCTAGAAGAACCATTGTTGATCCAGTATATGTTGATGCAACTTCAATTGGAGTTGGAACTACCTCTTCTATCTTTACTTCTAATGGTCATGGATTTAAAGATGGCGACAAAATTCTCTATGTTTCTTCTAATCCAGCTTCGCCTCTGATCAATAGAGGTGAATATTATGTCAAGAAGATTGATGATGATCAGTTTAGATTATCAAACACTTATATTGATGCAATTAAATTTAATGATAACTATGTTGGCATCACTACATATGGATCTGGAGTACACAAACTTGCAAAGATTAATCCAGCTCTAACTGCATATCGTGGACAAACCATTGGATTTGCTGTTTCTGATGCAAGTCTTTCTGATTTAAGACTTGAATTCTTTAGGGATGAAGATTTCATCAATAAATTTGAAGGCATCGGTATTAGTACAGAACTTGTTAGAAGTGGAACTCCTGGATCTTCTGGCTCTATTGTTAATTTACAATTGTCTGATAGTGTTCCTTCTACACTTTATTACAAACTTACACCATTTAATCTTGACAGCATTTCTGTTGATAAGAGAGATGCTAATCCAGATGATGATGTGGTTAGAGGATCTAGATTGGATATTGTTGAAAGTCTCTATGCTGGCACTTTCGGTATTACGACAACGGCTACAACCACATTTAAGTACCAATCTAGAAATGAACCAGAAGCTGCATCATACACGTCATCTGGGGTAACAACTTTCCGATATGTAACGACTTCAACAAACGCATTGGGTCCAATCAATGAAGTTGAAGTTACTTTTGGTGGTGTTGACTATGAAAGAACGCCTGGAATTAGTACGGTATCGACCAGCAGAGGAACTAACGCTCTGTTGCGTGTAGAAGATGATACAATTGGAAGACCATCATTTACCGAAGTTACAAAGATTGGATTTGATTATCCATCTGATAGATCTGTAAAACCAGTTATTGATATTCCTACTTTTGTAACACTCTCCAATAACTATGAAGTTAATTCAATCGGTGTCGTAACAACAGGTAGAAATTATCTAACACCTCCAGATCTTATTGTTGCAGGAAGACCTGATGTTTCCTTGTCTGCAAATCTTGAAGGAACATCGGTTACCTCTGTAAACATCTTTGGTGCAATTCGTGGATTTAATAATAGTCAAGATTCTTGCAGAGTTTTTGCAGTCAACAACAGTAATGGTGTTGGTATTGTTTCTGCAAGTTCCAATGGTGATACAAACTTCCTTACCATTAAACAACCAGTAAACGGATATAAGGCTGATGGATCGGACTTCCCATTTAATGTTGGCGATAAGATTTTTGTTGAGAATGTTGGACTGACAACTGCTTTACTGTCTACTGGTGGTTATAATTCTTCGGATTATGACTATACATTCTTTACGGTTGCATCCAGAACTCCAATCTCTGCACAAATCACATATTCTATTGCAGGTATTGGAACAACTGGTGGTACATATGATTCTGCAAATAGCTCTGGTAGAGTTATCAAACAATCTGACCTCCCAACTTTCAGTATTGATTATAAATCAAATGAATTTTTACCAGGAGAAAAAGTAACCTATTCTTCTAGTGGTTTTGCATTTGTTGCTAATGATGGATATGATCCAGTAACTAACACACTTAGACTTATATCAGAAAATCCTAGAGTTGGTGTTGGACAAGTTGTTAAGGGATCAGATTCTGGTGCTGAGGGAACTGTTTCTACGATAAATTCGGCAACCAAGTTCTTTAATACAAATTACAAGTCCGAAAGACCAAAGGGTTGGCAAAAGGACACTGGTAAACTTAATGATGACTTCCAGAAGATTGAAGATAATGATTATTATCAGAATTTCTCATACTCGATCAAGAGTGAAGTCCAAGAGACTGAGTGGGATAGTGCAGTAGATGCAATCATTCACCCATCTGGTTATAAGAAGTTCTCTGATTTAGTAGTAACTTCTGTCTCTACTGCTGGTTTTGCCAGAAGCACCAATCTTAGAGTTCAGGCTGGTGCAGCTGATACTTCATTGTTTGTTAATATTGATAACCTTAAGTCTTTCTACAATAGAGATGACTTTGATCTTGCCAGTGAAGAAACTCTTCCAAATGGATTGTCTAAGTTCATCACCTTTGACAACAGAAAGATTACAACGTTTATCAATGCTGTTTCTAACAAAGTTGATGTCATCGATGATATTTCTGGCCAGTTCACTGGTATTGGAACCACAACAACTACAAACATTGTTGGATTAACATCATTCAGATTGTCTATTGAAAATGGAACAATTATTCCATTTAATAAGATCTTTGATGGATCCAGTTCTAGTGTAATTTCAGTTGGTTCTTCTGTTATAAGAATTAATAATCATAACTTCCAAACTGGTGAAAAAATTAAATATGATCCAGATCAGGCTGGAACTTACGGTGCAAATAGAATTGGAATTGAAACAACCAACAATGTAATCGGTGGTGTCTCTACAGACTTCTTACCAGACCAACTTTATGTCAACAAAATTGACAACAATAGGTTCTCTCTGTCAGGTCTCACAACTACAATTGCTGTTAATCCACTTGTATTCCGTGCTGTTGGAAGTGGAACCTCGCACTCATTCGATGTTCCTAATCCAGATGAGAGAGTTATCATTGATGTATGGTATTATCCAGTCACCTCTGTATAAGAAGAACGTATCCGTTGCTCTTACTGAAGCAGTTGGAGTTGGATCCACAACAATTAAAGTCGTTGGTGTTACATCAATTGCTGTCAATAATCTCCTCCAAATTGATAGTGAAATTCTGAGAGTTACCACTGTTGGATTTGGATCAACAAACGTTCTTGCAGTAGAACGTAATCTCCTTGGAACTGTCGCAGCCGCACACACTGTAGGCGCCGCAGTTACCATGAAGGGTGGTGATTTCCACATTGTCAAAGACGTTATCTTCTTTACCGATCCTCCATACGGTAGAACTGGCTTTAGTACATTCAATCCTGGTATTTCAACATCATCTACATTCTCTGGACGTATCTTTAACAGACAAGATACTGAAACAAACTTTGTCTTTGATGACATCTCCGATAAGTTCACTGGTGTTGGTAAGACATTTACTCTTCTTGAGGATGGTCAAAATACAACTGGCATTGTTACCACAAAACAAGGTGGTGGTGGAAATGATGAAGTAATCAACAATGGCGTAATTCTGATCAATAACATCTTCCAGAGACCAACCATTGATTACAACATGGATGAGGCTCAAGATCCTGGAATTGGTGCTTCGATCTTCTTCACTGGATCAACCAGAGACAACCTCCCTAAGGGTGGTATTGTAAAGGATGTTACTGTTGGATTTGGATCTGGATATCAGAATTTGGTAGCCGCGGCCGCAACTGCAATTATCAACGGTGCTGGTGCAATTGAATCCGTTACTGTAACTGGTGGAGGATCTGGATATAGATCTAATGATTCTTTCGATATTCAAGTTCTCAATCCACTTGGGATTGGATCAACTGCAGTTCTCTCTGCAACAGTTGGATCTGCTGGCACTATCACGGGCATCACAACTGTCAGTGGTGGTTCTGGATATGCATCAACTAACCCACCAGTAATCGTCGTAGGTATTCCTACAGCATACAGCAACGTAACATTCACTGGCGGTCAAGGCAACGGTCTTAAGGCTACAATTGTGGTTGGTACTGGTGGAAGTGTAATTGACTTTGATATTACTGATAGAGGAATTGGATATGCAAATGGGGACGTTCTGACCGTTGCGGGAATTCCAACAGATGCAAGTGCGGGAGCCGCATTTAGTACCTTTAACCTCACTGTGAATTCAATCTACACCGATGAATTTGCTGGATTTAGTTTCGGACAACTGTTACCACTTTATGACTTCTC